TCGAAATTTTGAATTGTGGTTCCGGTGACGGTTGCGATTTGGCCGTTGTCAATAATGGTTTGACATTGTGTTCATGTGATACATCGTTCAATTGCAATCTTTGCGGTAACGATTTGCCTTATTGGTCACCGGTTATTCAGGACGACAAATTGGTTTTTCAATTTCAGCAAATCGACAATTTCAACGGACAAAATCCGGCGGGCGCGTTTCCTTATGGTTGGGGTTCGTCAGGATTTGCAAATGGATTTGTCAAAGATTGTTGTTCGGATCAATATATTTTGCAAAGCGGTCAACCAAAATCGGTGACCAATTACGCGTCACAATCATTTGTTGGCGTGTTTCCGGTTTATGATTATGCCGGGAATATTACATGGCGAAACATTCAGCAAATTGAAATTGATTTAAGTCAATTATATGTTGATTTGAAAACCCAATTTCCAAACGGTGGCGGTTGTTTTGTTTTTGAATGGTTGTTCAACGTGCCGAATCCGTCAACAAAATATTCGTTTTGTTCCGAACCATATAAGTTCGATCCATGTCCGGACAAAGCGGAAACGTTATTGTTAGAGGGTAATTATCCAACGACAGATTGTTTCAAATTTTATTATGGCGACGAATCGGTTGGAAATGGAACGCCGTTTCAATATTACAATCAATATCGTTTGCCCGGATTCATTGAACAAACATCGTTTCAAATTTCAAAAGAATTCGTCGGAACGCGATTGTCAACGGTTTCATCTGAAATCATTGAAAATTGGACATTGAAATCGAAACGAATTCCGCGTCAAATTGCGCGATTACTTACAAATATTTTGGCATCTAAAAATGTTTATGTTGACGGTGTTGAATTTATTTGTGACGGTGAAATTCCGCGAAATAACGAAATCGGGAATCAATGGTTTGTTGAAGCGAATTTGAGAAAAATTAATTGTTCAAAAACATTAGCATGTTAAAATTATGTTTGAAATAGAAATTTACAATTCAATGTTGGGCGATTTGCCACAACCACATGAAAAAGACGATTGGGTTGAAGTACGCGACGAAATGTTTGTTCACACACGCGGAAAAAATCCGGGACGAATATTGACACAACGCCGTCCCAATGAAGACGCGGAAATTCAAAAATATCGTTTGGATATTTATGAACCAATCACAAAAGGTTCAATCAATCGTGCCATTGACAAACTTTATCGAATCTTTAGTTCGGCCAATTTTTCAATTCAGGTTTCGGACGAATTATCGACATACCTAAACACGAAAAAATTCGATAACCAATATTTTTATTCGTATATTCAAAAATACGTTGTTCGAAGAATGATTGAAGACCCGAACGGTTGGTTGGTTTGGATTCCGGTGGGCGAAGGTTTGACAAATCCAACGGTGAAAGTTGATGTTTATCCGTTGATTGTTGGTTCAAATCAAATTCGATTTTTGGACATTGACGAAGGTGTCATTTCATGGGTTGACGACGAAGAAAAATCCGAAGTTTATCAGGGTGGCCGAAATAAAAAAGAAGGCGCAATCATTTACACATTGACACCGGACGCATATTATAAACACACGCAAATCGGAATTAAAAAGGACAATCGATTTCAAGTCGAATTGATTTATCAACACAACATCGGATTTTTGCCGGGTGTTGTTTTGGGCGGTGATGTGACAGACGACGATTATTTCGAAAGTTATTTCAGCGCGTTTTTGCCGTTTGCAAACGAAGCGATTCGACAATATAGCGATTGGCAAGCAATCATGACAACGTCGTGTTTTCCTTATCGCGAAGAGGTGGCCGAAACATGTTCCGCGCCGGGTTGTCGTGACGGATTTTGTTACAATGGCGAAACGGAAGAACATTCAGCATGTCGAACATGCAAGGGAACCGGTCGAGTGATTACGCGTTCACCGTTTGGTGTTTTCATGCGCGAAAAAGGGAACATGATTGACGGCCCGAATACATCAACCGAACCAATGATTCGTTTCATAGGGCCGCCGGTCGACGTGATTGAATATTCCGGGAATGCATGGCAAATATTATTGAAAAAAGCGGAAGAAGCGTTGAATTTGACGACAATCGACGAAGCGCAAAGCGGAACGGCAAAAGAAATTGACCGTGAAGATTCGTTCATGGTATTGACGAAAATTTCAAACAATATTTTTGACGAAATCATTTATCAAAGTTTATTAATTATTGAAAAATATCGAAGCGTTGCAAATCCGGTTGATCCGGTTATTGTGAAACCGATTTCATTCAGCATGAAAACGGAAAACGATTTGATTGACGAAATAAATAAATTGAATGACAAAAACGCGCCGGTTGCATTTTTAGTTGAAGCGACAAAAGATTTGGCGAAAAAACGTTTTTCCGGAAATATACCAATCACACGAATGGTTGAAGTTTTGGTTTCATACGATCCGATTTATCACGTCAACACAAAAGACAAACAAATGTTGTTGGCGTCCGGCGTGATTAAAAAAGACGATTTGATTCGTTCGTTGTATGCCTACAAAACATTGACGCAAATTGTCGCGGATAACGGAACAACGTATTTGGAAAATGAATTGTCAACCATTTTTGCGGATTTGGACAAAGCATTGCAACCGATTGTTGATTCATATAATTCAAACACAATTATCGCAATTTAAAAATGGCTGATGTTTTCGGGGTTGATATTGACAAACTAATTTCAAAAAAGGACAAAGCAATTGTCCGAAGTGAAAACGATTTGTTGGGTAATTTTGACAATATTGAAAAAAAAGTTTTCGACGCAGTCAAAAAGAAAATCAACACAATGAACATTGAAAGTGGTAAAATTTTATTTGACGATACCAACACGGAAATCGTTAATGAAATTGACTCCGTTATTCAAAACGCGTTGCAAGTTTCAAACTATCCAAGTCAGGTCAAAGATTTTTTAAGGTCGTTCGAAACAATCAAAGAATTCAATTTTGACGCGCAAAAATCGGTGAATGATATTTCGGAAAAAGAATTGTCCGATTTAATTAATCCGATTCAAAAAGCCAATGTCGAACAAACGTTGGACGGTTTAACCGGAACCGGTGTTTCAACAAATTTCATTCAACCGGTTCGTGAGGGTATTTATAAAAACATTGTTGCCGGGACAACCATTTCAGATTTGGAAACATATTTGTCAAATTATATTTTGAGCAACCCGGAACGGATGTCAGGTTTGAAACGTTATGTGACGCAAGTTTCACGCGATTCCCTAAATCAATTCGACGGTCAAGTCAATTCAAAGATTGCGGAAACGTTTGGATTGGACGCGTTCCGATATGTTGGTTCATTGATTGACGATTCGCGACCACAATGTGTTCGTTGGGTTGGAAAAAATGTTTTATTGTTGGATGAATTACAAAGCGAATTAAATTGGGCCTATAACAACGGAACCGGAATGATTCCCGGAACGACACCAAACAATTTTGCCGTCTTTCGTGGCGGTTACAATTGTCGCCATTCAGCGATTCCGTTTAAGTTGACAAAATCACAACGCGCCGAATTAGGAATACAACAAGCCGAACAACAAGTTGAAACAAATCAAAAAACAGATTTGCAAATCAAAGAATTGAAAGGTGGCGAATCAATTGACACGCAATTGGCAAAAATTGAAAAACAAAAATCAAATATTCAGTCAGTCAACGAATCACAATTTTTTACAAAGCAAGACAAAAAAACCGTTGACGCAATGAATGAAGTTTTGTCAAACAACGACGGTGTTGTTGGAATCATTAATCAAAACAATGTTTTGGTTGGATTAAGAACGCCAAGTCAATCAACAACAATTGGTGGTGCAAAATCGAAATCAATTGACGGAAGTGAAATTCCGGTTGGGCGAACAATTGCAAACATTAGTAATGGTTCAAATGGAAATTGTTCAAACAACAATCCAATTGGTAGAAATTCATTCATGAACATAAAAATTGAAAAAGGTAAAAAAATCGAATTCAAAAAAATTGACATGAATATTGACGACCAAATTGTGATTGATAAAACATTGACAAATAAAAATATCAATTATATTGAATACAAAGGTCGTCAAATTGTGTTGGATCAAAACAATGTTTTAATTGCTGAAAAAATAAAAGGAAAATGGAAAAATTTTTCAGTTCGTTCGGCCTCTATTATGAACAATGACGAAAATATTGCGGCAACAATCACCCATGAATCCGCGCATTTATTACAAAATTTTCATGATTTAGATTTGAAAAAATTCAATGAATTAAGATTGAAAAAAAATATTTTATTGAGTGATTCGCCTACAATTTATGGTGAATCAAATCCAAAAGAGTTTTGGACGGAATCGTTTACATCTTATGTTTATGATAATAAAAATTTAAAACAAAATCACCCAAAGGTTTTCAAATTTGTTGAATCGTATTTGAATGAAATGGGCGTTGATTTAAAAACAATAAAATTAGCAGAATGACAACCGAACAAATTCAGGAATTAAGCGCATTAACCGAAATTGCGGTTTCAAATAATGACATTGAAAAATTGAAACAAATCAAATCAATAATTGATTTAGCAAATGAAACGGCCGAATTTTTAACATACGAGGGCGACGAATGGTTTTATTCATTAATTCCAAGTGAATTGATTGATAAATTATAAAAATTCGTTAATTTTACCGAAAACAACAACATTATGATTGTGAAAGAATATAAGGTTTTAAACATCAAAACCGGCAAAGTGATTGTCATGAACGACAATTCAATCAAAGCATTAAAAAAACATAATTTGTGGCATGGATTCGACATTTTGGAAAAACCGATTCAAAGTGAAATTCCGGTTGTCAATAAAATTGTTCAAAGTCCAATCATTGTTGAAATGGATGAAACGACAATCATTGAATCACCAATTGTTGTTGAAACAATTATTGACGAATCACCAATCGAAGACGAAACCGAAAAACCAAAAAGAAAATACAAAAAATCATGAAAAACATTGAAACATTTTTGAAAAAAATTGGTGTGAAATCTGAAATCATTTCAAAGTTAAACACCGACGACGAAATCGACGTGAGCGAATTTGTTGACACGTTCAAATCTACACAACGTGAAGTCATTTCAAACGATCCGGATTTTGTTCAAAGAATGCGCGACGAAATTCGTGGAACGGAATTGTCAAAGGTTGAACACAAATTGAAAAAAACATTTGGTTTGAGTGCTGAAGATATAAAAGATAAAAAGTTCGACGAAATAATTTCAACGGCATTTGAAAAAACAAAAATGAACGCGTCCGGGACATCGGAAGAATTGCAAAACCGAATCATTGCGTTGACGAATGAAAATAAAAAATTGATTGACGAAGTGATTCCGGCAAAAGAAAACGAGGCGCGTGAAACAATCAAATCATTCAAAAAGGATTCAGCATTGCGAACGATTTTAAGTTCACGACAATTGATTGTGAAACCTGAAGTTGTTTTACCGGCCATTCAAAGTCGATTCGCTGAAAAATTCAACGTTGATATCGACGACCAAAATCAAATCATTGTCAAAACAAAAGACGGTTTGAATCCATTGTCAAAAGACGGATCGAAAACATTATCATTCGATGAAATTTTGGATTCGTTTTTGGGTGTTGACGATTTAAACGTTGTTAAACAATCAAACGGTGGCGAACAAAAACAACCAATGTTTGCAAAAAAGACATTTGACGGAACACCGGCAAAACCTGAATTCAATTTGCCGGGAATGAAAAAAGCGCAAGAAAACGCCGAAACAATGAAAAACATTCGTACATTTGGCAAATAAGTAAAAAAAACGGGACAATAAAAGTCCGAAAAATATACAACCGGGAAGGCGTTCCAAAAGCGCAATTCGGGGTGATGAACCCAAAATCAAATGACATTGTTTTGTCGTGCGGTTTTGGGTTTTGATTTATCCGAAAAATTCATCTAAAAATTAAACTTAAAAAAATTTAAAAAAATGGCTTACACTCAAGGTCTTTGTTCGGCGTTACAAGCGAACATCAACGAGGTTGCGGGAATGAATGCGCCCGCAATGGCTCGACAAAAAGTTGGAATGATTGACGCGTTAATGTCAGACGTCAATAGAATGGGATTCACG